CCCCAATACCCAGTTACCGCCACAAGGCATGTAACGAAAAAACCACTAGATAGAGCAACCCACGGAGGACTCAAACGCAATGAGCGAGACAATTGACAACGAAGTTCTGGCTGAACAGGCCCCGACCACGGAAGTGGAGGGACAACCTCAGGAGGTCACGGATGCAGTTGAAGCCCTGACAGAGGAACAGATTGACCTTCTGCCAGTCGACGAGTTCGGAGACAAGTACGTTTCCGTAACTGTTGCTGGTGAAGAGGTACGAGTTCCGCTGAAAGAGGCGCTTTCCGGTTATCAACGTCAGGCGGACTATACCCGCAAGACGCAGGAACTGAGTGAGCAACGAAGGCAGGTGCAATTTGGTGCCGCTTTGCAGGAAGCCCTGCAAAACGACCCACAGGGCACCTTGGCTCTTCTCTCCCAACACTACGGGACAGCACAGACCCCTTCCGAAGAGGAAGACCTGTACGCAGACCCCGTGGAAAAGCAGTACAAGCAGTTGGAACAGCGTGTTCAGGCTTTCGAAAAAGCGAAAGCAATGGACGAGTTGGAGAAGACCGTACAAAACCTTCAAAACAGGTACGGCTCGGATTTCGATGCCAATGAAGTGATTTCCAAGGCACTCATCTTGGGGTCATCTGATTTGGAAGCCGTCTACAAGCAGATTGCCTTTGACAAGGTTTATGAGGATGCCCGTGCGGTTCGTGCCCTTCGAGAGAAGAAGGAGCAGGAACAGGCTCAGGTGGCTCAGGCAAAGCGTCAAGCGGCAGTTGTGAGTGGCGGTGCTTCGTCTTCTTCGGCTGATGTATCTGCAAAACCAATTACATCATTGCGAGATGCCTTTGAAGCCGCTAAGCGGGTTCACAGCGTCTAGCACTAACCTCTAAGGAGAACCAACATGGCTGGAAATGCCAACTTCGATGCGTTGCTCTCAACGACGCTCGCTAACTACCGTGCACAGTTGACCGACAACGTCTTCACCGCACGCCCATTCACCTACTTCCTCATGGACAAGGGACGTATCCGCATGCTCAATGGCGGTACGAAGATTGTCGAACCGCTCATCTACGGTCAGAACTCGACCGTGGCTTCGTACAGCGGCTACGACACCATCTCGCTGACCGCACAGGAAGGCATCTCGGCAGCCGAGTACGACTGGAAGCAGTACGCCGCTTCCATCGCAATCTCGGGCATCGAGGAGGCAAAGAACAACGGTGAGCAGGAAATCATCAACCTGCTCGAGGCCAAGATCATGCAGGCTGAAGAGTCGATGCGTGAAGGCTTCAACCAGATGTTCTTCTCGGATGGCACCGGCAACTCGGGCAAGAACTGGAACGGCCTCGGCAACATTGTCGAGTCTGGTAACACCGTTGGTGGTATCAACTCGGCAACTGGTCAGGGCAACGACTGGTGGCGCTCGTACGAGGAGAACACCGCAGGTGCTTTGACCCTCGCTCAGATGGCCACGGCTTACAACAGCGTGTCGGTTGGTAACGACCACCCAGACATGATTCTCACGACTCAGACCCTGTTTGAGAAGTACGAGTCGCTGTTGCAGCCACAGTTGCGTTACACGGACACCAAGACCGCAGATGCTGGATTCCAGAACCTGCTGTTCAAGGCCGCCCCTGTGACCTACGATGTCCACTGCACCGCAGGTGTTGTGTACTTCCTCAACAGCAAGTACCTGACCCTCGTTGGTCACTCAGGCAAGTGGTTTGCTCAGACGGAGTTCGTCCGCCCAGAGAACCTCGATGCTCGCTACGCACTCATCATGTGCTACGGCAACCTCACCTGCCGTAACCGTGCGAAGCAAGGCAAGTTGACTGCAAAGACCGCCTAATTGCGGTAATGTAGTCCCAGAACTGGGGAGGGGGGAAACCCCCTCCCCGATTCGAGCAGAAACCATCAATCCGACAAGGAGAAAGCAATGCCACAGGACAGAAAGTCAGCAGACCGCTACAAGCAGGGTCTGAGCAAGAGCAAGAACAACAAGCCCAGCCAGTTCAAGAAGAAGGGCGATTTCCGCATCGGTGGCACCTACAGCACCGGTCGTGCAATCACCATCGGAATCCCGGGCGCAAAGAAGAAGAAGGCAATGACTGGTTCGAAGGAAAAGCGTACCGCTGGTCCTTCCGTTGGTCGTAGCCAGCGTCGCCCACAGGGTTCACAGCCCCGTGGCCGTCAGTACTAACTGACACAAGCAAGTCTGTTGCCTCTCCCTCAAGCCACATTGGGGGAGAGGTAACAATTAGGGCTATTGGTTGATGATGAAAAACGCTAAACCAGCCCACGCCCTTTATGGGCAACCAGTAAATAGTCAGCGTTTGGCACCGACAAACGGGTCAAAACTGGCTTCTGCTTCCGCTCCATATCTTGGACGAGGCAAGTGCATGGGTAATGACGACACATGCGAAGGTCCAAAGGCAAAAGGGACCGAATATTGCATTGGTCATTTGCGCTCTATGGGACAGGCTAAATGAGCGTCACTCTCAACATTCTGAGGGACCAAGTTCGCTCAATGATGGACTTGGATGAAACGGACCTCCCAGACTCGGTTATTGACCAGTTTGCCAGAGAGGGTTTTCAGCGCATTTACACGCTTGAGCGTCGTTGGCCATATCTACAGACGACATACTCCACGACTACAGCGGCTGGTATTCGTTCGTATCTAATTGAAAACATTGGTGATATTCGTGAGATTATCTCAATTGTTGACACTTCGGCATCTGGTAATCGTTTCACGCTAATTGACCACAACAATGCGGAAGAGGTGTGGCTTGGCAACACCGATGTTCCGGGTCGCCCATACTTCTTCTCGGTTTGGGAGAAGCAAATTCACTTATGGCCAAAGCCCGATACCGCATACACCTTGTCTGTTCGTGCGTATCGCAACCCCTCTTACGACTGGCTAACAAGTCCAGATGATGACATTGACATTGATGAGTGGTTCCATGCCCTGTTGCCGTACTTTGTGATTGCAAAGGCGTATCAGCGTCAAGAAGATTCAGAACTATCAACAATGCACATGAGAGCGTTCGAGGAGGGTGTAGCCCTTGCTCGACGTGACCTCATGAAGGCTTCTGGTGCTCAGCCAGTAATTATGTCTGGTGGTCGTAAGTATCCGACTATGCGTCGCTGGTTGCAGACGCTTGGAGCGACTCTTGGACAATGAGCGCAATATCCGTTGAGCGTTATGATGACTTTACTGGTGGCCTGAACCTTCGTTCGGACCAATTTCAGTTGACTCGGAACGAGTCACCTGACATGTTGAATGTTGAAATTGATCCACGTGGTGGTTTGTTCACCCGAGGTGCAATGCGTGAAATCAACAGCACAGCAATCTCGCATACTGGTTCATGGAATCCCGAACGTCTCTACAACTTTACTGGTGCAACATCGACCATCATGTTGACCGCATCCAATAAGGTGTACAAGTCAACTGGTGGCAACTTTACTACGCTTCAGTATTCTGCTGGGAATGATGTCACCTCTCTGTCGTCTCATGGTGCTTGTATGGCCCAATGGAGCGACACGATGTACATGTGCATGGGAACTGCTGGCAACGGTGGATACAAGTGGAAGACGACCGATACGTACGCCACGGCGTTGACCGCCTCTGGCGTCAACCCAAACCCTTGGCAAGCGTACAACACCCCAACTGGTGGAAAGATGCCGACGGCTGAACATTTGTTGGTTCATGCCAACAAGATGTTCGCCGCTTATACGACAGAGAACTCGATTCAGTATCCAAACCGTGTTCGTTGGTCGCATGAGAATCTGCCAGAGGATTGGCTCGAATCTGACTACATCGACTTCGAGGGTGGTGGTACCGGAATTACCGGAATGGCAACCGTTGCTGGTCAACTTGTGGTGTTCAAGCCACGAGCCATCTACATTGTGTACGGATACGACGCAACAGACTTTCAGGTTGTCGAGGTGACATCAAAGTTGGGTGTAGCAAGTCACCACCACATGGCTGTTGCTGAAACTGGTGTGTACTTCTACTCACACCCTCAGGGCCTGTTCTATTACAACGGCACAACCATTGTCGACTTGTCGGAGAAGATTCGCTCGATTTATCCGTTGGGCTATGTGAATAATGCCCAGACCGACAAGATTTCTGTGTCGTTTCTCAACCGTCGTGTGTGGCTTGCGATGCCGTACTCAACTGTAACAAGTGTAACCGATGCGACTGTGAACTTCATTTATGACCCATCCATTAGCGATGGGGCATGGGTAAAGCATTCCACCGCTGACGGCAAGGCCGTCGTCGGTGGTGTTGACTGGAAAGATTCAAATGGCACCCCGAGGGCTTTGGCAATCCATTCGACAGAACCACGAGTACTCGAGGTTGACATGTACAGCGAAGTCAACGACCGCATCGGTGGAGTGAACCTCGGGTTCACCACCTACTACAGGACTGGTTGGATTGATGGTCGTACCTACTCCCAGAAGAAGATGTGGCGTCGACCAGACATTGTTGTGAAGCAGATTGATTCTGCGGCTCAGTTGAATGTGAAGGTGTATCACAACTTTGAGGAAGCGATTGGAAACGAACGCAAGACGTTCGTTGTAAACATTCCCGCTTCTGCATCCGGAATGGTTTGGGGTGCTGGTGCTTGGGGTTACGGCTCTTGGGGTGTTATGGCTCAAGGTGCCCAAGTGTTGCGTGGCGCAAACCTTGGGCTTGCTCGTTCCGTTCAGTTGCTGTTTACTGGCCCATCTGGAAAGTATTGGGGCATCGACAGCATTTCTTACAAGTTCAATGCACGAAAGGTGACTGGCTAATGGCTGTTACAATCCCACACACATTTACCAATGGAAACATTGCTGAAGCCGCTGAGGTCAATGCCAACTTCACAGCGGTCAAACTGTTCGTTGACAATCTTCAGGATGGCACCAATTTCACGGCTGGTGCCATTACCACAAACTCAATTGCCGATGGAGCAATTACGCAGTTGAAGATTGACCCGACAGTCATTTCATCTTTGAGTGCTAGTGGCGATGACTCTGGAATCGTATTGGGTGCACAGATTTTCTCATGATGTACGAACTCCAAATTCCTGCGTTGACGACTTTGCAGTCGGCGGATGCGAGAGCAATCCGCACGATTGTCAATTCGCTTGTTCAGGAATTGGCTCGTATGCAGAAAGAAATTGATGAGTTGAAGTCTCGCCCACAGCAATCAAGTTATCTACAAACAGCAAAGAGGAAATAATGGCTTACGACCCAAGTGCATATGAAGCCCGTCGCCGTTCGTACATGCAAAACTATGCGTCGACTGGAGCAATGGAGGCATACAAGAACTTCCTGTCTCAGCAAAGAGGACAGCGTGACCTTGCAGAGTTGAACAAGCAATACGAGCAGGGTGCTCCACGGGTTGTTGCTGGTTATGGTCGTCGTGGTCTTGTTGCACCAAGTGTGAAGTCTGGTGTGTTTGCTCAGGCTATGCGTGACTATGCGAAGCAGAGGATTCAGCAGACGGCTCAGGCTCAGCAGGCTTTGGATCAGCAACAGCAGGGTTACAACTTGTTGCAACGACAGTTGCAGGACCAGTTTGGTCAGAACATGCTTGACCTCGAGATGGAGAAGGCTCGTCAAATTGAAGAAGATGCAAGACAGTTGCTTGCCCTACGAGGAGGAATGTAATGGCCGCTGACAGAGGAACAGGTAATGTCGCACCAAACAAGCGCACCACGGGTGTGCGCACGTGGGGTGGTTCTGCCGACCGTCCGCAAGGAACGGTTGTTGCAACTGCTAAGTCACCATTCCAGTATTCGGGTGGCGTGTCGTCACAGCAGAACATTCGTAATGCGGAAGCAAATCCGGCACCATTCGTATCTTGGTCCGATTTGGGTTCCGAGGCGGATGCAATTGTTGCCAACGCAATGACGGGTCCGAATGGTATGCCAACCGGTGGTACCGATTACTGGTCGACTCTGTTGAAGAGTCTTCAGGGTGGTTCTGGAGGTGGAAGTGGTTCGGGCTTGTCGTCTGCTGATGTTGCTTTGAAGGAACTTCAGTACAGGATGCAACAGGATGCTCTTGACAGGGCTGATGCTTTGTCGGCTCAGCAAAAGCAAGATGCATTGAATAAGTCGATTATGGAGCAGATGCAGAATCAACTTGCCACAGGTGGATACCGTGGCAATGTTGATGCCATCTTGAAAATGCTTGAAGATACCCAGACACGACAGACGGGGAACATCGGAGATGTTTACCAGAAGGCGTTGGGAAATATTGGTGGTGGCTACGATGCCGCATCAACTTTGATGGGTCAGGGATACGACATCCTTGACCAGTATCTCAAAGAAAATCCAAATGACCCGTACGCTGGTCTTCGTGCACAGTTGACACCAGTTCAGAATCCAATGGAGCAGTTTCTGTCGGCTTACGGTGTGTCGGCTCCAGATGTTCAGGCTCAGGTTGCGGCTGAACAGTTGGCTGGTCAACAGGGTGCTGGAGCATTCAACACGCTGGCTGATGTTCTGTCGAGGGCATCTCAGCAGGCTGACAAATCTCGTGCCTTGGAGGCTTTGATGGCTCGTCGTGGTGGTACGGCTGGTCTCGCACAGCAGAGAGCCGCTCTCACCTCGCAAGCGGAGATGGGTCAGGCTCAGGCTTTGGCGCAACTGCAACAGCAGATTGCGCAAGCCAAGTTGGAACAGGAAATGTCAGCAGAAAATGCTCGTCAGGACCTTATCAACAGGATTATCCAGTCTGGTGGAACATTGACTGGCTCTGGTCCTAGTGGCACTCCAACGGCCATTGAGCAGGCCATTAGGGCCGCTGGTGGCACCACAAACGAGGCTCAGTTCCAGCAGGGTCTTGATGAACTTGCCGCCGCCCTTGGGGCCATTGGTTCGGGCGCTGATTTCGTCCCCTACAAGTAACGAAAGGCCTATTTGGTATGAGCACCCCAAATCCAGCAGATTACAGCAGTATTCTGCCAATCATTGCTCTGGCATCCAACACAAAGGGTTCCAACACGGGTGACTTGTCCAAAATCTTCAATGAGTTGATGGGCATCATGTCGGGGTCTTACACCCGTCCAGCCGAAATGTCCCCTCAGGAAATTGAGGCTGTTTACGGTCCAACCATTGCATCCATCCGCAATTCGACCGACCCAATCCTTCAGTCGATTCTTAGCGACGTAGATGCCAACACTCCTGCGTTCAAGGTCAAGGAAGCGATTCGACAGGCTGTGTACAACACGAAGACGATTCAACTTCAGCCGGGTCAGGACATTCAAATGTATGACTCTCTTGTGGATAAGTTGTACAGCGAAAAGCAAAAGATTGACGAAAAGAAGTATGAGGTTGCCAACAAGAAGACAATCTTCAGCGAGTATGGTCTTCCAGACATTGCGGATAAGTTTGATCCGACGCAGATGCCAGAGTTTGCAAATCTGTATACAGATATGTTGTCTCAGCGTGACGCATCCGCAAAAGAGCGGGATGCCCGTGTGAAAGCAATTGAAGATAAGTTCATGGCTGGCAAGCCGAAGGCTGGTGCGCAAACAGCATCGTTTGACGACATCCTGAAGGGATTGTCGTATGGTGAACTTGCAAGTGGCAAAGAGGGTGGGCCTGCTTGGAGACAGAAGTTGAGCGGTGCACAAATTCAGGGACTCAAAACACAAGCAGAACAAATCCAGCAGTACATGGATGGCAAAGGTGTTTACACTCCACGCAAAGATCCAAAGACTGGCGATTGGGTTAGCGACTGGTGGGGCAAAGACGACTTTGACAGGGCTGTTGCCAACATTGAAAACACCATTGGTGTTCCATTGAAGTTCAAGGCTGGTACTGGTCCAACAAAGATTTTATCTCGTCAACGGGCAATCGATGAATCGAACAAGGAATATCTGAAGGAGTTGGCTGGTGCACCTGCACGCAACCTGAAGGTTGGTGCAACTGGTGGACCCGCTACGGAGATTCCGACCATAAACCTTCGTGACCCTGTTGCACGACAAGAGGAGTTGATGCGTCTCGTTACTGAGAAGTTGCAAAACAAGATGCAGGAGAGGGGTCAGACTCCGTTGAGCGAGGCTTTGATTTCGAGATTGCTTCTGAACAAGCAAATGGGTGGCTGATGGCTTCGCAGGACGAACTCCTCACACTCCTCCAACAACTGAACGCTAGGTCTGGCGCAACCATCAAGGCGCAACCTGCGCCAGCAAAAAGGACGAACGCTGTTGTCGAACAGCGTCCTAGTTCGGTTCCCAAGTTGACTGATTCGCTTACGAGTTTCAATCCACTTCCAGCGGGAAGAGTCGACACTATCAATGCACAGAATCAACTGTCGACTTATGCGACACAGCAGTCGGCAAAGTTTCCAACTTTGACCGAACAGATTGCTTCTATTGAGGCTGGAAAGAGAAAAGAGTCATCGGGTGCACTTGGTGCACTTGCACAAATCTTTGACAATCCTGTAGCCAAAGCAATTCTTGCTCCAATCACGGTTCTTGACACGGGTCGTCGTGCAATCATTTCTGGTGTCCGTGAGGTTGCAGATGTTCTTGATACGGATAAAAAGACTAAAGCAAGTTTGACCGACTGGTTCAATCAGACCAAGGACCCGACATACGGGTTTGGTACCGCATTCCCAATGAAGGGTTGGTTCGGTCGTGTTGTCGGATTTATTGGCGACGTTGCCCTTGACCCACTCACCTATGCGACGATTGGTGCGTCGATTCCAGAAAGTGCTGCGCTCAGAGCAGCAGTTGCTGGTGAAGTGGCCGTTAGAGAGGGTGCTGAAGCACTTGCTCGTGGTGCGGTGAGGGAAACAGCGCAACAAGCCGCAGAGGTCTCTCTTCGCAAGGTTCTTGGAACCAAGACCCTCGCAACAGCAGAGGGTCGTAGGTCGTTGGCTGGTCTTGCGGCACGCATGGGTTCATCGGATGAATTGGTGAAGAGTATCGCATCTGAGGGTCGTAGGGCATTCAGAACATCAGCAGAGGGTGCTGAGTTGGCAAAGAAGATTGGTTTGAATCGTTCTGGTGTTTATTACTTTGGTTCACGTGTTCGTGTTCCTTTCACGGGACCGATTGCGGATTTCATTGAAACTGGTCTTGTGAAGACTCGTCTTGGAATCATGAAGTCTGCACCGGGTGAATGGATGAGCAAGAACTTCACCACGAAGGGAACATCGGCCGCTCGGTCTTTGAAGGACCAGAAGCGTTTACTGGCGATTGGAAAGTTGGAACCGAAGGAGGCCGCTCTTGCGGCCAAGAATCTTACGAATGAGAACTTTGCTCGTTCTGCTGCAAATATTGCAAAGGATACATTCGTCAAGTCTGTGAAGCGACATCTTGGAACCAATGCCGCTAGTGGTGAATTGTTTGATGCAGACATCCTTGAGTCCGCAAAATCTATTTACAAGTATTTGGATACCAACGAGGCTGACTGGGTGACAAATGGTTTGCCACCAATGACGCAGAATCAGAGAACTGCGTACCAAAAGATAAAGAACATGTTTGTTGAGTTTCACACCGATGTCGAGAATCAGTTCAAGACCATTGACCCAAACTTTACGCTGAACAAGATTGAAGACTACTTCCCACACATGATGAGCGAAGATGGCTACAAGTATGTAGCCAACAATGCGTCAGAGTATGCAGAGCAGATTCGACAGTACCTGAAGATGAACATGACCGATCCAAGTGCATCGTTCAAGTCTCGTGGATTGACCAAGGATGCACCATTCTTTGGAACGTTCTTGACAGAAGAAGATGTCAAGGGTGGTATTGACCGACTGAACCAGATTGCCCGTGAGGGTGGATTTACTGGTGGCGATTTCTTCGAAACCGACATCACCAAGGTTCTTGCACGTTACGGAGACCATTACGCAGAACAGTTCGGTACTGCCGAGTTCATGCGTCGCTCAATCGAAGATGGTGTTCTTCAGACGGCCAAGGAGATGGGTGTTGTAGACGAAGATTGGATTGAGGCAACTCGTCAATTGGTAAAGGATGGAGACAGGGCTTTCCGTACGTCAAGTGAAGAACTGCGCAATGCTGGTAGTCAGGCGATTGAGGCAGTCAAGGCAACACTAGACGACATGTCGAGTACTGTTGGTGCTCGACAGAAGTTTGCCAAGGCATTGGCCCGTGAGGCTGGAACCCCAGAGCAACGACTGAATCAGTTGATTGAAGCCGAATCCAAGTATCTCGCATTGTCGCAGAAGTACAAGGAAGCGTTTGACGCATTTGCTTCACGCTTTCAAGACCAAAGCACGGTTGTTGACATCATGCGTGAACAACTTGATGAAACCGTAATGGCTCTTCAGGGTACTGCGGAAGTCATTCGTGACTTCCGTGCAGGATTCCAAGGATTCTTTGGTGAGAAACTTGGCGAAGTTGTTGATGACGTAATGATTGATTTCCGTGGTCAGCCAAGAAAAATTTCGGATGTTGAGAAAATTCTTGATAACGAATTCCAGAAGTCTGCTTACGCTTTGACCAAGATGGAAAACTCTTGGAATAATCTCAGCGATGGAGTTGAGGAGTTGAATGCTCTTCTCAATAGCAAGAGTGGTCTTGAATATGGTACTGGCGTTGATGTGTTTGACGAAGTGTTCAACATTTTGGATTACCGTGGAATTCCAGATGCTGGTCCAATAACTGGTTCTCGTTCTATTGACCGCAGATGGATTGGTAGTGTCGTCAACTCGACAGACCCGAATATTCAGAGCATCATTCAACGGATTGATCCAACTGGACGACTTCGTGCTACGAATCTCGAGAAGATTCGAATCAATGACTACTACCCATCGCTCGAAAAGGGTCTCAAGAAGGTTGAGTCCGAACTTCGTAAGGTCGAATCGACAATCAGAAAGATTGAACGCATTCCATCCGACGAGGTTGCGGTAAAAGATTTGACATTGTTGAAGAAGGCAACGAACAAGCGTAACGCTCTCTTGCGTGAACGCTCGAAGTTGAGTTTGGCAAAAGGCAAGCCGGGAGAGTTGATGATTCCCGGCATTAGAAGTCGTGTTGCTCGTGGTATAACTACTGGCGACAATCTCGCAGACTTGCAGGAAGCGGCCGCTTGGCTGGTTATGCGTGACTTGAAGATTGGTGGAAGCGAGTTTGCTGATGTTGTTCCGGGTTCACGCCTTGCAGTTCTCATGGATCAGTTGCGTGTTGCCGAAGATGTTCGTGATGCAATCTCTGGTGCACCAAAGTCAAAGAAATTGATTGAGGCAAATGAGTCGGTCTCAAAACTTGAAAAGCAACTTCAATCTTTGACCAACGACTTTGAGTTGATTCCAGATGATGAATTGACCGATGCGTCTATTAGTAGGTACATGTCGAATCGTGAGCGTATCCTTGGCCAACTTGAAGAGGCAAGAAGTGAAGCCACCAACGTGGCAAACAAATTATCCGAGTCTGTACGTGAAGCAGCAAATCGTGCTGGTCAAATTCATGGTTACAAAGATTTCATCAACGACTTTGCCGCTACCGTCTCAGAGTATTACCTGCATCGTGAAACCGTAATTCAGTATCGTCGCATGCTTGCGACGCTTGACTCTACTGGTGCCAAGCCAAGTAAAGAAATGTATACGAAGATTCTTTCTCGTATTGCTTATGGCGATATTGAACCGTTGGAAAGATTTAGTTCCAGCATTTCTCGTACGCAAAAGGTCATGCAGAAACTTTATGACGATACGAGCATGGTTGGTGCAGATGACTTGACCCGTCAAATCAAACTTCGAGAAGAGTTGAGCAGAATCTTTGAAGCAGACGGTGAAGAAGCAAAACTCATCCGTGAACATTTGCCAGAGATTGAGGCTGTGTGGCTTTATGGTCGACTCGACACGGATGCACGTTTGTTCTATCGAGACCCCGAGGCTCAAGGTCTTATTTCGTCGGTAATCAACGAGTTGCAGGCAATTGGTAAGAGGCCTGATTGGATTGGTGGCATAAAGCGTCCTGCACGGCTTGTGACTGAACAGGGAGAGATGATTCAAGATGTTGCTGTTGGATTCAATGTTGTTGGCGGTTCCGTTGCTGAACGTGCCGCAAAGATTGATTCCATGCAGTCGAACATTGAACAGGCAATTAGGACTCTGGAAAATCACTACAAGAGTATTGGTAGAAAGAAAGATGTACTTACTGGTGATTTCCGTGAACCATTGACACAAAGTATTGCTGGACCATTGCGTGAGGCTGTCGGCGGTGAACTTGGCCGTGTTAGTGAGTACCGCAAAGAATTCCAAAGAATTGTTGCAAAGCAAAAGGCACAGAAATCTACGGCAATCAAGTTGGCTGAGCGATACACAGGTAAGCGTGGTGCTCAGGCTTCATCAGAAGTTATTCGCAGGGCGATTAGGAGTGGTGAATCGTACGGTTTTGCCGGAGCGTTCAACGATGCGTTGACGCTCGGCAATACGGCAATGGATGATTTCTTCGCCAAACTGCTTGGTGGAAATATCCTTGACCGCACCACCGACTATACGCCAATTGCTAGACGGGGAAACAAGATTGTTCGTCAACCTCGTGGAACAAAGGGATACAGTTTCCTCGATCCAAGCAAGGCTTACTTTGGAAAGATTCAGGCACGTATCGATGACCGTCTCCGTGGACTGAGGTTCTTGTCGTATAACGAACCCGACATCACATACGACATGCTCATTGATGGTTCGACGACGGTCGCTGATGGCGGTAAGTACATAACTGGTTCGTGGGCTTTGAATAGGAATCTTCGTGGTTCGGAGGCAATTGCCGATGCTCTTGAAGAGCATGCTGATGCGATGCTTGCGGCGCTTGATGCCAAGCGCAAGGCTGGACTTCCACGAAAGATTGCATCTCGTGAAGCGGCTATTGCAAGAGTTCAGGAAGAGGCACGCAAGTTCAGGATGCTGGACGAAAAGACTGGTGAGTTGCTCCCATCGCAGAGCACTCCCGTGCCTGCGGCTGTCCGAAAGGAGCAGTTGAAGAACGCTCGTACTCGACAGGCGATTGAGAAGATTGAGGGTTCGAACGAGTATCTGCGTGCGCAGACAATGAAAAGTGAGCATGTGTTTGCTCAACATTTGGCATCATTCGAGTTGAACGATGCCAACGACATCATTGCTGGATACCTGAGAAACATCAATACAAACTCTGGAGTTCAAGGTCAGGTGGATGACTATCTGTTTACGCCAGACGAATGGGCTGCTTTGTGGAATGAGGGAATGCCAGAAGAGGGTCCATTCTCCCTGCGTTCTGCTCGTGCTCGACTGACTAATGAACGTAGGCAGATTGGTCGTTTGACTACTGAACAAAGAGCACGACAGTTTACTGATCCAAAGATGGCTCGTCGTGTCGAACGCATTCAAGCAATTGATTCCCAGATTGCGGAGATTGATGCAAAGATGGCGAGAATTGATTCTCGTACATCTGCAATGAATAAGTTTGGAAAAGTTGAGAAGTTGTTTGATAGTGCTCAGATGCAGACCGCTTCTGGTATGAGGAACGCACCAACCATGCGTGCCGGTAGGTCCGCTGAATCGATGGGCATGTTTGGTCTGTCGGATGTCGTTGATGCTGAGAGAGTTGCTCGTAGGGGTGAAGAGAAACTTTCTAGCGCACGAGCGTTTGCTCGAGCGCAACGCCAAGAACTCAAGAGCCAGTCCATACAGTATCAAGACCCAAAACTGAAGTGGAGAAGGGTTTCTAAAGCGACAAACGATGCACGACAGATGTATCTTGAAACCTTGTGGAAGGGTTCTGACGAGTTTGCCTTACTTGACCAACTTGATGGTCTTTACAAGAGTTTTGATGACTCCTTGCACAATCAGTTTATGGCTCGCCGTGACTTCATGGTTCGTAGGCACGAGGAACTGCGTGGCGAGATTGCCAAACTTCGTGGCGAAAGTATGGTTCATGAGACTCAGATTGATTCGTTGCGTCAGCAGATTCAGGATGCGATTGATGTTTCTGGTGTTCAGGGCAAGGGTCGCTCAATTCAGGCCAAGGCTAAGGATGTTGCTAGTAAGTTGCGTGAGACGAAGAATGTCGAGCG